CGGCTCATGGCCGACCAGACCGACGACGACGCCCTCGTCTCGGCCTTGATCGCCACCGGCCGCCGACTGATCGAGCAGCGGCTCGGGATCGCCCTCGTCGCCCAGCAGTACCGGGCGAAGTGGTCCGCCGGGGCGACGTTCCTCGAGCTGCCCAATCCGCCCCTGCTCACGGGCGAGGACTACCCGCTCTCCGTCACGGTCGGCGGCGAGGCCCTCTCGGCCAGCGACTACACGCTCGAGGAGGACGCCCGCCCGGCCGAGCTCGAGCTCGACGAGCGGCCCGCCGACGAAGTGGTCGTAACCTACTGGGCAGGCAACGCGACAGCCGCCGCGGTCGCCCCCCAGCTCCGCTCCGCCCTGCTCTTGATCGTCGGCCACCTCTACGCCCACCGCGAGGCCGCGACGACCGAGGGGGTCGGGGAGTTGCCGATGGGCGTCGAAGTTCTCCTCGCGAGCGAATCCGTTAACGGGAGCTGGTAATGCCACTACCCGCCGGACTGCTCCGCGAGACGTTCGCGATTGAAGCCCCGACCGAGACGCGGAACGCGCTCGGCGAGAGCGTCCAGGAGTGGAACGAGATCGGCCGCCGCCGCGGCTCCTACGAGGCCCTCTCCTACTCGGAGCAGGACCGCCGCGGGCAGATTGGCGGCACGGTCTCGGCGACCGTCCGGATCCGCTTCTACCCGGGCCTTACCGGCCAGCACCGGCTGCGGTGGGTCTCGCGGGACAATCGCCTTCTCTACATCTCGAGCGTCGTCGAGCGGGGCCACCGCGAGGAGCACGAGCTCACGGTCGAGGAGCAAGCCACATGATCTCCCTTAACTGGAAGACGGTCGAAGGCGAGATCGGGGCGCTCATGCAGTCCTACGCCGAGCTGCCGCGGCACATCGCGAAGAAGCACCTCCAGGCCGCCATGCGGCGGGCGCTGAAGGAAGGCGTCCCGGTACTAAGGAAGAACACGCCGAAGGGCGGGACGAAGGTCGTCCGCTCGGCGAAGACCAGGAACGCCCGCGGGCAGTTCACGGCCGGGAGCGGCAAGCTCCGCAAGGTACGCGGCGGGGCTCTGCGGCGGGCTGTCACGACGCGAGCGAAATACATCGGCCGCAACAAGGACGGCGTCGTCGTCGGCACGCTCGGCTACAAGCACGGGAACGAAAGCAAAAAGGCGATCTGGCTTGAGTTCGGCACCTCCCGCGGCCTCGAGCCCCGGCGGATGGTGCAAAGGTCGATGGCGGAGATCGCCCCGAAGACCTCGAAGAAGCTCGCGGGGGAGATGGCTCTCGCCCTGGAGAAGGCGGCCAAGGAAGTCGCGGGCGGCAAAAACAAAGGCTACCAGGGGTGACGCATGGCAAGTCCCGAAGCATGGCTCCGCAGTGCGATTGAAGACGCCGCCGACTGCGCGGCCTATCCGCTCCAGGCACCGGAGACGGTGGCCCCGCCCTACGTCCTTTACTCCCGCTCGTCGACGGCCCGCGAGCGCGACCTCAACGGCTCGGCCGGGGCTCCGGTCGGCACGTTCGCGGTGGAGATCTACGCCGACGGTTACACCGACGCGAAGGCCCTAGCGGACCTGGTGCGCGGGGCCGTCGCAGACTTCAGCGGCATCGCGGAGGGCTCCACAATCGACGACGTAGAGCTGACCGAAGAGGCCGACGGCGATCCCGTCTACTTCGACGGTCGCGACAAACCGACGTACGTCATTTCCCAGACGTACCTAATCCGCTGGCAGGAGTAACGAGAATGGCGCTCTCCGGCATGCCGACAATCGCGGGCCTGACGCTGCCCGCCGGATGCACCAACGTAAAGGTTTCGACCAGCGCCGCCGACCCGTCGAGCTCGTCGAACAAGGTCGACGTAACCACGCTGGCCGACGACACTCGCGTCTACGCCGAGGCCCCGCTCGTCGACGCTGGCTCCGGTGCCACCGACGGCATCACGCAGACGGTTACGGTCGCCTTCTTCGGCACGGCTCCCGCAGTCAACAGTAACGCGGAGGCGACCGGCTGGATCTGCTCGGAGGTCGAGACGGAGTACGCGGTCGGCGACTTCATCAAGGGAACCGCAACCTACGTCTACAAAGAGCCGCCCGCACCGTAACAGGGAGCATCGCGACACATGCCAACGCCAGCACAGGGAACCACATTTTCCGGCCTTCCTTCCGGCCTGACTAACGTCAAGGTTTCAAAGACCGGCATCGACCCGACGAGCTCGTCTAACAAGCTCGACGCCTCGACGCTCGACCTGGCGGTCGGCTCCGATCGCGTCTACGTCGACGGCCTGCCCGATCCGGGGGCCGCGGCGGTCAACGGCGTTACGACTACGATCACCTGCTCCTATCTCTCCGAGACGCCGCCGACCGCTGGCGACACGATCACCTACGCCGGGCAGGACTTCAAATGCACCGAAGCGGAGATCGAGTACGCGGTCGGCGAGCTGGTCAAAGGCACGGCGACCTACGTCTCGATTCCCAGCGAGTAGGCCTCCAGGCCGGAGGCTAACGTGTCGCAACTCTCGCAAGGAACGACCGTATCGTTTGCCGGTTCTCCGATCGGCTCTTTGATCGGAGTCACCGGCTCCGGCGGTTCGGCCGTTATGGCCGACATCACGAGCGCCGCGAGCTCGCTCGTCGGGTCTTCCGGCAATTCCAGAATCCGGAAACAGGCCGATTGCCTGGGCATTGAACCAGGCTCCGTTACGGTCAGGCTGTTAGGCATGCCGCCCTACTCCCCGACCAGCATCGGCCAAAAGGGCTCGCTCTCCTTCTCGACCCCTGGCGGGTCGATGAGCGGCGAGGCCTGCCTCGAAAGCTACGAGGTCGAAGCGTCGGTCGGCGAGTTGCTGCGCGGGTCCGCGACCTTCGCCTTTACCGGGAGCTAGCCCATGCCTCTAACCAGCAAAGATGCCATCCTCAAAATCGCCGACCTGGGCGAGCCCGTCCGCCTTGAAGTGCCGGAGTGGAACGACATCGTCCTCCTGCGGCGTCCGACCGCGAACGACCGCGACGCCTGGGAGCTCTACTGCCAAGAGCACAACACGAAGCCGAAGTCGGTATGGCGGGCGAAGCTTGCGTCGATGCTCCTGTGCGACGAGGGCGGCAAACTGATTTTCAGCCAGGCCGAAGTAACGGCCCTGGGCGAGAAGTCGGCCGCGGCCCTGCAACGGATTTGGGAGCGCGGGATCGCGCTCATGCGGATCACTGAGGAAGAGGTAAAGGAGCTCGAGGGAAACTAAGAAGCCGGGAGGGGATGCTCGACCTCTTCCTCTACCGGCTGGCCCTCGCGCATCAGATCTGGAACGTCGAGGAATGGAAACAGGAGATCACACTTAGCCAGGTCGCCCGCTGGATCGCCTTCTACCGTGTCTGCCCGTTCGGTGACGATTGGCGTCGCACGGCCCGGCTCGCGGTGAGTCTGGCGGCAGCCAACGGGGCGAAGGTCAAGGAAGACGCCGAGGAGATGTTTCTTCCGACCTACGACCCCAGCAGGCCAACGCAGACGGAAGAGGAAATGCTTCGGGAGTTGTCGAAGATTCCGGGCTTCGCGGAGCAGTTAAAGCAACAGGGCAAGTAGCATGGCGAGCACAATCGGCAAAGTGCGGGCGGTCTTCACGGCATCGACCAGCGGCCTAACCGCTGGCGTGAACCAGGCCTCCTCGTCGATGAAAAGGCTCGAGGCCGACGTAAAGGGCCTCCGCTCCGGGCTCGGGACGCTGACCGCGATCTCCGGCGCGCAGCTCTTCGGATCGATCGCAAGCGGGGCCTCGCAGGCGATTCGCTCGCTCATCGGCATGGGAGCGGCTCAGGCCGAAGTCATCGACTCCACCAACCTCATGGCCCAGCGGCTCGGCCTCACGTTCGCCGAGCTGGCCGGGCTCTCCAACGCCGGAGCCCTGGTGGGCGTCTCGATGGAGACGATCGGGGCCGCGCTCACCAAGGCCGATGTCGCCTTCGCGAAGGCGGCCGGAGGCTCGAAGACGGCCGCGGCTGCGTTTGACGCGATCGGCCTGTCGGTCGACCAGCTCAATGGGATGTCGGCCTCCGATCGGTTCCAGGCGATCGCCCAGGCGATCTCCGAGATCCCGACCGAGGCCGAGCGGTCGGCTGCCGCGGTCCGGCTTTTCGGCCGGTCCGGGGCCTCCCTAATGCCCATCTTCAACGGCGGGGCCGCAGGCATCCAGGCGGCGACGGCGGAGGCGCAGCGGTTCGGCCTCGCCCTCTCGCAGGCCCAGGCCGACAACGTCGACGCGATGGGCGACTCCTTCGACCGGGCGCAGCAGGCGATCTCCGGCGTTATCCAGCAGGTCGTCGCCTACCTCGCCCCGGCGATCGAGAGCGTCTCGTCGCAGTTCTCGGACCTCATCGGAACCGTGGGCGGGGCGACGATCGGCCAGACGATCGGGGATGGCATCCTCCAAGGGGCAAGGTTCCTGGCCCAGATCGGCGACGTTTTAATTCAGAATCTCTCGAGCGTCTGGGCATACGTCTCGCAAGTGGGCGGGCAGTGGAACAGTGTGTTTCAGACCGGCCAACAAGTCGGCACTGTCTTTTCCGCGATCGGTCAATTCCTACAAGGGGCCTTTCTGACGCTGGTCGGCACGTTCTCGGCGATTGGCGAGGCGATCTTGACCGGGGTCCGCGGGGCGGCGGAGGCTCTCGGCTTCGACACCTCCGGGCTCGATACGGCGCTCGCCTCCCTGCAAGGCTTCAACCAGCAGCTAAACAGGGACATTGCCGCGTCATTCGATGGGGCCGGGAAAAGTTTCTCCGCCGCCCTGGATGGAAGTAAGACGCAGGCCGGGGGCCTGGGCGAGGCGGTCGCCGGTCCGCTCACGACATCGCTCGACGCCGCGATCGAGCGCGCCCGCGACGCCGCGACCCAGGTCGACACCGCCGTCCCGAAGTCGGTCGAGGTCAAGCAGGCCGTCGACATCAACGCGAGTAAGGTCGCCGAGGCCCTGAAGGGCGTCGACTCCCGCAGCCGCGAGGGCGTG